TCTGAATTAATATAATATGTATATTTATTATGACAATGATCAAGTGTTATACTATAATTTTGGTGTTTATTTTTACATTCATAAAAACGTTTCATATTTCTTTCCAATAATTTGATGTTTAAATCCAAAGAAGTTTTTCTTGACCCAAACAAATCATAAATAATTAAATGACCATTTTTATATACTACATCATCAAAATTAAATATTTCATCGACATTTATATCCATTTTATTTTGTTTTGTTTTGTTTTGTTTATTTGTATTTTAAATTTAAATTAAAATTAAAATCAATTTTAATTTTAATTTAACAATTATGATGTATTTTTATTTTTTTTAAATATCCTTTTCTTAAACATGCTAAAAAGTAAAAATTATATTTTTTGGAAATGGGCAAACGGAACAAAATATGAAAAAAGCAAAAATACAAAAAATGACGTAATTAAGCAAAACAATATGGTGTTTCATGTAGAAAATAAACGCGAAGAAATAGGTTCCAAATTATCCGAAAGAACAATGATTGCTCAAATAGGTCTTAATCCTTTTCTACAAAATTCTTATGAAAGTGATATTGCAAATTATGATAATTATATGAAAAAATAATTTATAATGAGTTAACGCACATTGTATATAATAATCTGCTAACAAAATAACCAATAAACATAGATAACAATGTACTAAACATTCTAAGCCACATATTTAGTTTAATTTTTTTAGATTTCATTATAACAGTGATAAATGTCAGTGATGTAAAAACAAATATAATTCCACTAATAATTGCTAAAAAATAATAATATAAACAATATTCTTTAGGAAGAGGACCGAAAAAATAATTCATCAAGTCGTTCATTATTATATTATTATTAAATATTTTATTTTTTTACAAATTTTATTTTTTACAATTTTATTTTTATAATTTTTTATAATTTTTTACAAATTTATTTTTTATAATTTTTTATAATTTTTATTTTTTAAAAAGTATAAAATAATATATTTGCGTAAAAAGTATTTAAAAAAATAATTTAATTAGAATTAAATGAATATAAAGACAAATTCTACGCAAAACAATCTTTTGCTAAAAAATTTAATGAAATTTTACCAAACTGATATCGACGGTGTTTACAATCCAGAAAATAATTTTGATAAAATGTTGAAAATTATAACTGGTGATTCTAAAATTTCTTTAAGAATTATCGATTGGTTCACGACAAATTATGCAAAAAAAAATTTTACAATTTATATGGTAAATGGAAAAAGATTCAAGGTGTATGATGATTATAAATTAAAATTAAAGGCATATTCAAAAAAACGTTTTGACCCATTTTGCAGATATCAAAAAATTAGCATTCCATACAGAGAAGGAAAATTCATTGAAACTACGATCGGACAATTAAATTTTTTCAAATGGTCTATAGAAAATAAAATTGTCGATTATATTGATGAACATTATGATATAATTGAAAAAGATATGAATACGCGTAATAGTGCATCTAAACGCAAAGAAATGATGAATCAAGCAATTGCTGAACAACAATCAACAAATTCGAATACAAACGTTGCAAGTAAAACAAGAAAGAAACGTGAAGAATTGTCAGTTTCAGCTACAAAAAGCATCAAGAAAGAAAAAGTTGAAATTGTTGTTGAATTTAATTAAAATTTGATGTATTCTCATTATTTTTTACTGTATTCTAGACACTTTGTTCATTCGCTTATTTAATCAACACAAAACCTACAAAAATCCAAACATTATTATACAACTAAATAAAAATTAATTGTATTGTGAAACCGCAAAAAAATATTGTCCTGAACTATTAGACCAAATTAAAGTTAATTCTACTACAGCATATTCTTTTAAAGTATATGGATTACCTATCATTCCACCTTAATGACTAAAATATTGTAATCCATCTATATTGCTAATAGTTACGTTAAATCCGTTTAAATTTGCGAATTTACAAGACCAACCTACTCTATAAGCATCTAGTAAAGTAGTATCACTATCTAATAAACTGTTAACTGTATTTATATTAACATTTGTTATGCCATTATCAAAAACAACATAATTCATATATCTTTCTATAATTGCGTCTTGCGCCACTAATAACGGTTTATAACTATATCCAGCAGTATTAAATTTAAAAAATTGATTAGTTTGTGAATTTATAAATAAATCACTGTCATTTGTATTTATTATATTCATATTTGGATTTGACAAACCAGTTAAATCATTACCGACAGTCAATTGAGCGTTATTATTGTTGTTAGTAAATTTAATATGATTTTCAAATGTATCAACTTTCACTTGTGATGCCGATGTAGTCAATTGTAAATAATCTGATGACATTTGAGCGACGGCAGATGACCCAAAATCATTTATAGTTATATCGCCAGTTGTCAAAGTATTTTTAGGACCACTATTTACAGTATCATCAATCGTAATAGAGGTGTTATTCATTGTATTCGTTGTTCCACTTAAATTATCTAATAAAATAGTATTATCAAACCAAACAGTATTAGCATTTGGTGGTGTTGGTTGTAAAGCATCAAGAGCAACATTCAATTGAACTAATTTTGAAAATGGGATTGTTGCTGAATTTCTTTCAATTCCAAGTTGATTTAAAATAGTTGCTGGAACTAATGGGTAAGCATCATCTTTTAAAATAACTTCACTAAAATTTGTTTGGGATTGCGCCATATAATATAATGTAACATTTTATTTCTTGAAATTCAATTTATACGTAATAATATGTAAAAACTACGACAGCAGAAGGCCATGTAGATGTTTTATCTAGTCGCCCATTACCCTGACTGAAAGTGTTCGGAGCACATCCACGTGCAAGACCGATTCCAGATGGTCCTGAATTTATTTGACCTGGCGAACCATTAGTTCCTTGAAGTGCTGTGGTCATTCCGTAATTAGAATTTTGAGTTGGTAGTGTCGCTCCTGAAAATAGAGAAACATTCCCACCAGTTCCAACTTCATTTCCAACTGCATCTTCACCTTTTCCACCATTAAATGCTTTTGCAATTATAGTGCTATCGTAAGCATCTTGAACTTGAACATATCCAATAGTTGCCCCGACAGTTGCTACGAAACTAATATTAAATGGATATGAACCTGAAACAGTATTAACTGGAAAATTTGAAATAATAACAGTTTGACCACCAGCACCTGAACCTCCGAAATATGTTGAACCACCATAAATTGATGATAAACCAGCATCGCCACCTCTCGCGACGAGTTTCATATCCATTTTATAAACATTCAATGGAATATAAAATGCTGTCTCATTAGTTGTTAAACTTGCGGTTCCAATTTTCGCAGTTGTTCCGGTATACGCAGTCGTTTGGATTGTTGAATCGGGAAATTGAATATAATTTCCAAGATTACTAATTACTAATGGTAATTTACATTCAACCTTACTCGAAGTTATAGTCATCGTATCAACTTGTGTTCCTCCCGCATTATTCATAGCGATATTTAAACTACCTCCATTAGCATTATTATCCCAATATGAAGCAGTACCGTTTTGATATAATAATGACGCATTAGTACTTAAAGGATCTGTTGAAGCAATGCTACGAAGAGTTAAATATGAAGTATTAATTTCTCTATTTGCAGACACGTCAGAATTCATAGTCAATGTTTTATTAAACTTAATTGTTGAATTATCGCTTGCATCAAAAATCATTTGTGTTGGTGTGAAAGTTATTCCGTTTTTAGGTGTGGAGCCTGTTCCACCAACTCCGATATTCAATGAAGTGTCACTTATTCTTATTCCATTAGTAGTATAAGAACATGATGTAATTGTTAAAGGTTGATTGAATGTCACACCACTTGCATCTGCACTAACTAAAAGATTATCACCTGCTTTACATAAAGGATTATAACTACCATCATCAGGGTTTAAACAAAATGCTATGCGATTGTTAGTATTTTTTTGGAATAATGCTAATGGTTCATTAGTTGCTGTGAGTGATGTATTATCAAATATATATATATTTCCGCAACAATCGATACCTTTTCCAACAAAAACATTTCCTGATATATCGACATTTGAATTAAAACTTGCATCGCCATTCACTCTAATTTTTGAATTGAATGAAGCGTCATTCCGAACAATTAATGAAGAAGCATCTAAAAATGAATTAAAACTTGCATCACCATTTACTCTAATTTTTGAATTAAATGAAGCATCATTCCGAACAATTAATGAAGAAGCATCTAAAAATGAATTAAAACTAACATCACTATTTACTTTTAATTTACTATTCATAGAAACATCACCTTCAACTATCAATTTTCCTGGAATTTTAGTAGTTTCAGTATTTCTTCCAAGAACTATTGTATTTGATGTATCAATTAAAGCACCATATCCTATTGCAGTTGAATATTTAACATTATTTGCACTTATTGTTGAATATGAACCTAATAGAGTATTACCTAAACTACCCGTACATGCTGATGAATTATAACCTGCATAATAACCAACTAATGTATTATAATTTCCATCTGTATTATAACCTGTTTGATTTCCTAAAAATGTGTTGAAATCACCGTTATTTAGATATCCTGAACTATTTCCAATTGCTACATTATTAGACATTGTATTGGAAGCCGAACCATAAAAATTATCAACCCCTAGAATTATATTACCACTTCCGGTGCTTATTTTTCTAGCAGCATGACTACCTATAAATGTATTATTAGATCCAGTTGTATTTGAAGATGCAGAATACCATCCAATAAATGTATTGTAAATTCCAGTTGTATTAACACTTGCTGCATTATATCCAATCACTGTATTCGTAGAATTATTTCCACTTCCATATCCAATTCTAATATTTCTAACGTAAGCATCACTATTTAATACATTTAATGTTCCACTTACATCAACATTATTTCCCACGTAAAAATGGCCATTTACAGAAACATCACCTAAAAATTCAACATTCTCCAAAAATGGCTGTTCATTTTGCGTTGTTAAATTTGATTTAACATTTAAAACATTTCCGTTAAATTCTAATCCATTTCCTAATTCAAATGATAATTGATATACTTGCACATATTCCAAATTATTAGTTCCAACAATTGCATCACTGACATCTTGTCTAAATAAATATTTGCCATTGTATGAACCATCTCTGACAAATAGAGATTGACCTGAAACACTGGCTCCTATTCCACAATCACTTGCATCTCTTGTAAAAAAAGAAATTCCAGGCTCATTATAGTGAAAAATATATATTCCATTGCTCGCATCAAGTGTGCTATCATTTACTTGCCATCCTGAAGGAACTGATGAATATTGACATTTGACTAAAACCCTGCTTCCGTCTAAAGTCGCGATTGGTACATCATCAATTGTATTATTGACATACGCATCTAAATTTACATTATCAGTGGTTGCACATGCACAAGGTTTTGTGAAATTTATACCAGTAGTGACATATGTATCGACATACTGGCGCGTTACAATTTCATTTGCCGGGTCAGTATTGTTAATATAACCTGTTCCTGGTATTAACACTTTGTTATCATCTCTTCCTAATGTTACACCGTTTGAGATTAAAGCCTCAGAACCATAACCTACAGCAGTTGCGTAATTTTTGCCTGTATTTTTTGTATTAGCTCCTAAAAAAGTATTTCCAAATTGAGAAGTATTATAAGTATTTGAACCCGAATTAAATCCTAAAAATACATTTTCACTTCCATCTACATTTGAAATGCCAGCATATGTTCCAATAAAAGTATTTTTACCACCGGTTGTATTGGCA